TGGGATATATATAAAAAGAAATGCTTAACAAGAGCTTATGAACCAACAACAAGGTTTAGTAAAACAACCTTTAAAGAATATTCTGAACACTATAAACACATTTTAAAACATTGTGGTAATGTTGATCTAACAAAAATTGACGCAACTTATATTGCAAACTTTATAGATAAACTTGCAGATCAAAAGCATGAATATAAGACTAAAATCTTTCATACTTTTTCAAGAATATATGATACTCAGGTTGGTCATAATAAACCTTTTTCTTCAAATATATTTAAAACAGGATCTTTCTTTGATAAAAAAGATAAACCTCAACCTAAACAACATGGTAAAATAAACTTTGAAGAATGGAACTTTGATAGAATAAAAACTATTATATCTAAGATACCATCTAAACCATACCAATTAATGTTTAAATTAATGGCAGAAACTTCTTGCAGACCTAGTGAGGCTAGAGCTGCACAAAGAAAAAACTTTCACTTTAAAAGAAACATACCTGTATTTGAAATAACCAATTCAGTAGATTTTGAAAAAAATTTAGTACCTCCTAAAACAAAAGCTGGTTATAGAGAATTGGAAATAAGTGTTTCTTTAAAAGATCAGCTTATTGATTACATAAATAATTTACCAAAAGATCAAGAATGTTTATTTCTTAATGCAAGAGGTAAATTTTATGATCTAAAAAATATGATTACTTGCCTGGACAAAGCAGTTGAATCGCTAAATCTAAAGCTGCCTGTGGACAGAAAGACTTATTTCTTTAGGCATTGGAATGTATCTTACTGGTGTTATCAAGGTAAATATACAAACCCATTTGATCTTGCAACACACATGGGTGATCTTGATTTAAAGTTTATCAATACAAATTACATTAAAAAATATGCTACAAGCAAAGACTCTGTAAAATACTCAAATCATCAAACAAATAATTACAATTGGAGTTAATATGATTAAATCTATAAAAACCTGCACACATGAGGGAGAGTTAGTTAATGGTGAATGTTTAGATTGTAAAACTTTAGAAAAAATATCTAAAAATTTTCCACCTAAATTTAATAAAAAAACAAAAACTTCAACTCTTACTTATTCACAATTAACTTATGATAATTTTAAAAATGCGTTAAAAAATGGAGAACACTAATTATTTATACCAATACTTATCGTAGTTTTCTTTGTCATATCTGACTACTTCCCAAGTGTCTTTTCTTTTAAGACTTCTTTTGGCATAGTCAGTAGCTTCTGCTTCTGTAGAAAATATTTGGTTAGAGTAGGAAGTAAATTTATTATTTTTATTTTTAAATATTATAAAAAACATTATTTATATGGGTAGCCTAAGTTCCATAACACTAGACTTTTTCTAATACCTTTGGTTATTGGTGTAATTTGATGCCAAATAAAAGAGGGAAACACTACTAAAGATCCTTTATCTAATATTTGATCACAAGATATAATCTTTTGTTCGTAAGGTGTGCTTGTGTAAAATTCTAATCTACCACCATCATAATCTTGAGGATCAGATAAACTAATCGTAACAGATAACTTTCTAATTTTACCTTGATAGTCTTTGCCAAACTTTTCACTATAAGGTTTAGCAAGTTGATCTATATGCCATTTATAATATTGTTCTGTTTCATATTCTGTATATTGTGCTTTCTCAGTTTTATCCCATTGTAAATTCCAATCACAATCTTCATTGGCTTTATCTATATAAGGTTTAATTGTTTTATCTATCCAGGATTCATCTAACCATGTAATGTTAGATAATCTTTTGGTAGTATCATTATCAGATACATTTGCTTTATTTTTATTTTGATTAGCAGCTAAAGAAATTATTTTATCACAAAATTCTATTGATAAACCTTTTTTAAATACACAATAATAGTTATTAAAATTCATATTAAAAAGGGTGGACAGGAGCTATCTTATCCACCCTATTCATCAAACAAACACAATCAAGTTCACTAGGCTTGATTGAATTTTATGTTAAACATTTTTAAGGGACTCAGAAACTATAACTGAGTTATCATCAGGGAGTTTAACTTTACCTAATAATTCTGTTGCATCACTTGTAAAATAATCAAGTGGCTTATTAAAAAATTTACTCATTTGAATAAGTATAATTGTTGAAACTCCATTAGTTCCTTTTTCATACTTTTGAATTTGTTGAAATGTTTTTGGTGGAGTTAAAGCATTTGCTAATTTTGTTTGTGTTAATGGTTTTTTTTTAGGTGTACTCCAAATATTTTTTGTTTCTGTGTCATAAGTTTTAACAAAAATAACATGATTTAATCTTGCTTCTTTAATTTTTTTTCCGATAGCTTTATTTAAAACTGTATCAAACTCAGTTTTGACTACATGGTTATATGGTCTTGGCATTTTTTTTCTCTCCTTTAGTTTAGGCAGACAAGTAGCCTGAGAATAATTACAACTTTTAAGTTAGTTAGTAATTATAACTGTGAATAAATGAATTTAGCATCTTCATTTTCCACACCAACAATTTGTCTATAGACTTTGATATATTTTTTAAAAGCCTTTGCACTATGCACACATTGTCTTGAACCAGGATTTTTAGCTGGTCGCATGATTTCAGAATGTAGTGTTTGCAGCTTCTCATATCTTCTCAATAGACTGTTGCTCCTTGCCATCATTACTTTCCTTGTTATTGGTTTTGATTAAAGACTTATCTAATTTAATGTCCATAATCTTTAGTTCAGCATTATCGCTTACATTAGATACAGCAGCTACTTCTGCGTTATCAAATTCTTCTATAGTCTTAAAACTTGCTTCAAAAAAACTTTCTTTAATTACATTCATGTTCTACTTTCAATTATAGGATAAGATTTATTCATATTAAGATTGGCAACTGATCCCATTTGTTCAGTAGTCATTTCTATTTTTCTATGGCTTGATAACCCTTTAGAGATAAAACCTAAGTCATATAATTCACTCACAATTTTTCCTGATCTAGCTCTTGACCATTTCATAGCTTGAGAAATCTCAGCAAAGGTAGGGGAGAAGTTGTGCTTTTTTATATAGTTCTTTATAAATTTAAGTGTCTTGAGCTTTGGCTCACTTAAATAGATATATTTATGTCCATTTCCATTCTTCATTATTTATCTTTCTTAAATAGTTCGGCAACATTGTCAGGCTCACCAATAAACAACCCATCTTTTTTAAGATCATTTAAATATTGTATTAATTTATTTGTGTACCATTCAGCTTTGCTAATATCGGTTAAACAAGCATCAACAGTTCCATTCTCTTTAGAGCCAAATCTCATAGTGTACTTTAAAATTTGCCACCTCAACCCACCAATGATTTCCATTGGTGAAAGTTGAGATGAAATAGCATCATAAGTTTCTATGCTCTTTTTGTAGTGTTCAGGATTAATCTGATCTTTCATTAAAATGGTTGCTCCTCTTTAGCGACTATCTCAGAAATTTTTAAACTAATATCTGGTTGTCCCTCTTTGGTTTTTTCTGTGTTAAGCCATGCAGCTAAGTTCATTTTCTTACCACCAACAGTTATATTGCCATTGTAGTGTGGGTATTTTTTACCAGCTACATCTGTATCTCTTGGTTGTCTTTTCCAAAGTGCTGCTGTGTTATCGTAATCACTCATATTATTTTTTCCTATTTGTTATTTGTTTGTGTAGTGAAACTTCTTCTTGATCTACTCTTTGTTGTTGAATGAGATCAGAATTTATTTGATGAAGTTCTGATAAATACTCTTTTCTTAGAGGATTTAAATTTTTTTCAAATCTACCTACTGATGTTTCGTTTTGTGCTGCGTTTTGCATGACACTAATCCATTCATCAGCTATTTCTTTTATAGATTTTTTCTTTTCAATTTTTTTATCTTTAACACCTATTACTGCATTTAAACCAACTTCTTTTTTTTGTGGTTTTAAAAACTGCTCCATTTCTTCAGCAGTTGCTAACTCATCACCAAAGAAACCTAATATTGATAAACCTCTCCCAATACTTACAGTTTGCTGTTTCTCAAATTCTTTATCAGAATTTTTCATTTGTTTGCTTTCGCCAACACTTACTAACTTGTCATCTATATAAATGTTTGCTTTGAACTTATGAGAACCATTGGCTAGTTCTGTGCTTTCAGTTTGAATAGACATTCTTTCGCCAAAGTAATCTCTGACAAATTTAATTCTGTAAGGTACTGTAAGATATTTTCCTTTAGCACCTAGATTAGCATAATCGCTATCATCTATATTTTTTCTAAATTGTTGTATTGCGTCTTTCAAACTTCTCTCAATCATAGTTCTCCTTGCTCTCTCATTTTTTTTGTTGGGTTGTTTATTTTTTCTTCTAATTCTTCTATTAATTTATTTTTGTCCTGGATTTCTACTCTAAGCTGACCATTCTTTTTTTGATGAGCTTCGTTAATAACTTCCAAATCTCTAACTCTATCTCTCAAAGGTTTTATAATCCCCATATCAGACATAAGTTTTTAAATAATCCTCCATGAATTTTTTTGGCACTCCATTCCACCAAAAACTATTTTTACGAATATCGCTAAAATCAGGTGGACAAAGCCATAACAATTCTTCAATAGATCCATTGGCAGCTTTAAGTTTTTTCTCCCAAGCAATCTCATAAACAATTAATTCTTGCAGACTTCTTTTTAGATTTTCTGGTTTTAATTCTTCACAGTTATCTTCTGTAAATAAAATTCTGTCTGTTGCACTTGCATAACTTAATGATGGTTTTAATCCTGTAGTATGTGAGTAAAGAGCAATTTGCATCAAGT